CTAATTATTCCGCGTCCCGGCCCGGCTGATGGCGTTCTGGGCCTTGGCAAGCTGCTGGGCTTCGGAACGGCGGAAGGTGTCCGGGCGGCGGCTATCAAGGGCCTGCCCCACGGCATCGGCAATTTGACGGGCAACGCGGGCGTCCTGTCCGCCTGCTACGTTCACGTTGACGCTGGGAGCGTAGGTGTTGGACATGCTCGCGCCGATGCGTCCGCCCGTGGCGAAGGCCGGGGCCTTGCCGCTGTTGATCGCCTCCAGCAGGGGCAGGTTCTCCCGGGTCGCCTTGGCGTTGATGACGTATTCCCCGTTGCTGGCCATGATGGGGATGCTGTCACTGGTGGACGTGCCCGGTCCCCGAATATGACCGCCCTCGGCAAAGCCCAGTAGCCCGCCAATGACGGCCCCGATGCCTCCTGCTCCCCCGCCGCCGAACAGCCCGGCCATGGGGCCGCTGCCCAGCAGCATGGATTGCAGGGCCATCTTGATAAGCGCGCTGGTCATGTCGAGAATGAATTGCTTTGCGCTCTTGGTGCCGGTGATGACGCCATGCAGGGCGTCCACGGCGCTGTCCCCGAAGAACCGCGATAGCTCGGCGGCGTTGCGCTGGGCTTGGGCAAAGGCCGTGGTGGCGGCTTCGGCAGCGGCCATGCCTTGGGCAAGCTGGGCAATCTCGGCGCGCTGGCCCGCTGTCAGTTCGATGCCCTGCTGCTGGGCCTGATTGAGCATGTCCTGTTCATGCAGGAAGGCGGACGCGGCTTCCGGGGCCATGCCCATCGCCTGCATCTCATTGCCCTGATCCCGGACGAAGTTCTGGCCGTCCCCGATGATCCCGGCATAGCTTTCCTGCCGCTCTTTCTGTTCCTGCGCCTGCCGCTGGGCTTCGGCCCGGTCCACGGCGGCGATGGCCAATCCTTCCATGAGGGCAAGCTGTTCCCGCAAGGCCGCGTTTTCGGTGTTCACCAATTCGGGGAACTGCCCCCGGATATTGGCAATCGCCTGTTCCTTGTCAGCCTGCACGTCCAGCCCATCGGCGCGCAGATCGGCAAGACGAAGCTGAAGGCGCAAGTCGTCGGTGGCCTGCTGGATGCGTTCCTGAAGCCGCTTTTCGGCTTCTGCCGCCCGCTCGGCATCGCTCTTGCCGGTGCGGGTCCGGCCCGTGGGCTTGCCCCCGGTTGCGGCTGGGGTGCGGGGATTGGTGGCGAACCGCTCCAGATTGCGGGACGCTTCGGCAATCGCGGCATCATAATCCGCCATGGCATCCTTCAGGTCCGTCATGCCGTCCTGAAGCTCGGCTTCCGGGTCTTCCAGCACGCCCAAGGAACGGCCCAGCCGGGTCAGGTCCGCTTTCCAGCCATCCGCGCTGAATATCTGATGCCGGATAGAGCCATCGCCCTTCACGCGGGCATCAAGGCCGCGCCGGGTCTGGCCCCAAAGCTCGCTATATTGAACGCTGGCTTCCTGCCGCTTGGCTTCCAGATCGGAAATCAAAGCGGCCTGCCGTGCCCGCGCCAGATTATATAGTTCCTGCGCCGCTTCGCCCACGGCCCCGGCGAAGGACCGCACCTTGGTTTCCGATGCGGCGGCTTCGCTGCCTACGCCCCGGACGCCCGTGGCGGCATTATCGGCCTTGCCCTTGGCATCATTGAGCGCACGGGCGGCATCGCTGGTGATGGCTTCCACGCCATCAAGGGCGGCGCGGGTCTTGGCGGTTTCGGATGCCAGCCCGACAAGGGCGACGGTGATGCCGGTGATGGCGATGCCCACGGGGCCGCCGAACGCCCCCAGCAGCGCCCCGCCCACGCCACGGGCAGCAAACGCGGCACGGGCTGCATTGGTGACGAAGCCGATGCCCAGCGCGGTAGACAGGGTGACGATGGCCGGGATCACAATATCCAGATTATCGGCCAGCATCTTGATGGCTTCGGCAAAGGCTGCGGTGGAACCGTTGGATTTGTCCGCCTCCCCGAAATACTGCACCATGGCATTGCGAAGGGTCTGGAAGGCCGCGCTGGTGGTCAGCACGGACTTGGCGGCGCGTTCCTCCAGCATGGGCGCGCCCGCTTGGAACGCCTCGAAGAACTCTCGGCTGGACACGGTGCCCGCCATGACTTCGGCGCGCAGCTTGGCAACGGAACCGCCAAAACGATCATTGCCCGCCGCGACGGCCTGAAGGACCGGGAACAGCCCTTCATTGATCGAATTGAACTCTTCGGCCCGAACCGTCCCGCTTTGCAGGGCTTGCGACAATTGCAGCAGCGCGCCCGATGCCTGCTGGACGGAACCGCCTTGCACCTTCACGGCGGCGGATATGTTATCGGTGAACTTCAGCAGATCGCTTTGCGATGCCCCCAGCGTCACGGCGGCTTGGGAGGCGCGCCCATAAAGCTGGCCCAGCGTTTCCAGTTCCACGCCATATCGCTGCGCTGATGCGAATAGCTGATCCTGCACTATCTTCAGGTTCACGCCCTCGACGCCCGCCACGCGAAGGCTGTTCTGGAACCGGGTGTAGCTGTCCGTCAGGGAAATCAGTTCACGGGCGGAAAAGGCAGCGGCCAGCGAACCGGCCAGCCCCTTCAGGCGGTTGCCCATGCCGGTGGCGGCGTCCGCCATGGATCGTTCCAGCCGCTTGGCGGATACGCGGGCGCGGCCCTCGATCTTGCCGAAATTGTCATTCGCCGCCCGGTTGGCGCGCTGGAAATTGCGCTCGAAATCCCGGATGCGGGCTTCAAGGGAAACAACAAGCTGTTCTGTTTCGGTGGCCATGATGCGTCCCCTAGAAAATCAACAGGCCATCGGCCCGGTCATCGGTTTCATAAACTGATCGGGTGTCTTCCCCGGTGGAGGCACGGGCGACGGCCATGGCGGCGGCAACGGCCCCGTCTATGCGGTCCCGGCTCTTGCCCTTGTGGAAGGACTTGTTCCCGGCCTTGTCCGTCTCGACAGCGATATTGTCGAAGTTCCAGCGCAGGACCGGATGCCCGCCGTGAAGGAACTTGCCCGCGATGATGGCGCGTTCCAGTTCCTTGATGGCCGGGGCCATCGTTATCCAGCCCTGCCGCATCTCCACGGCGGGAAAGCCGTCCTCCAGCAGGTTGTTCAGCATGTTGCGGGCAAGGTGCGGGTCGAAGGCGATTTCCCGCACGTCGAACCGCTCGCACAGATAGCGGATAGTGTCTTCCACATGCCGGAAGTCCACGACGTTGCCCGGCGTCGGTTCGATGAACCCCTGTTCGGCCCAATAGGGATAGGGAACGCCATCGCGGTCGGCACGGCGCTGAAGATTATCTTCCGGGCAGAAAAACCAAGGGTGGACGATATAACCGCCGTTGCCGTCCCGCCACGCGGCGACAATCACGGTCAGGTCCGAATTGCTCGACAGGTCCACGCCCAGCCAGCAGGGTTCGCCCTCCAGCTCGGCAACGTCGAACGCGCTGGCCCCAATGTCATAGATGGGCATGTCCACGAAGGGCGTGGAGCTATGGCCCAGCCAGACATTCAAATGCAGTTGCCGGAAGGCATCCCGGTCGGCTGGGCTGTTCGCGGCGGCACGGGCGATGCGGCGCAGGCCCGACAGGCTGGGATAGCCATGGGCAAGGCCGGGGTTGGCAAGGTGCCACAGGCTTTCGTCCTGCCAGTCCGCATCGGCGGGCGTTTCATACAGGACGGCCAAGGTGCTGGGGTCGTCGATCTCGCCCCGCGCCACGCGGCGGGCATAGTCTATGACTTGAAAGGCGACGTTTTCCTGTCCCCGGCCCGCCGTGGTGATGGTGACGCGCAGGCTGTTGTCCACCTTGGCAAGGCCGGTGTCGATCACGTCCCACAGGTCACGCTTCCGCCAAGCGTGGATTTCATCGCACAGGGCAAAGACGGGGGTGCGGCCATGCTGGGTTCCCGCATCGTTTGACAGGGCCTCCAGCCATGAACCGTTCGGGAAGCTGATGCGGTTCTTATATTCCTGGAGCTTTATCTGGCTGGCGGCGTCGAACCGGACATTGCCCTGTCCCTTGCGCCACAGGTCATGCTCCCCGGCCTGAATAAGACCGATGGCTTCCTGCAAGCCAATCTTCGCCTGTTTCTGATCGGCGGCGGCCAGCAGGACTTCGCCGCCCGGCACGGCTTCCGGGCCAATGGTGTGCAGCAGGGTCAGGGCAGCGGCTAGGCTGGTCTTCCGGTTGCCACGGGGCACCATGATGACAACGGACTGGATGATGCGATTGCCGAACTTGTCGCACGGGCCATAAATCTGGCGGACAATCTTTTCCTGCCACGGGTCTAGCTGGAAGGCTTGGCCCGGCAGCCGGGATTTGGGATGCTTCAGGCCGCGCAGGAAATCGACGGCCCGCTGGCCATGGCCGAACGGGTCCGGGATTTCCGGGAACGGATTGACCGGCGCGCAAGCAATATCACGGGTGCAATCACTTGGCCGCCGTTTGCGGATGGTGATGCGCCCGCTGCGGCGGGGGCGGGAGACAAGCGGTTCAGGCGGGGGAGCCTTGGCCTTTTTGCGGATGACGATGGCCACGGCTCATCCTCCCGTCGCCGTGCAGCGAAGTTCCAGCCCTTCGCGCCGCCCAAGCTCCTTGATCTCCTTCACGTCGAAGATGGCGGAACCTTCCTTCACGCGATCGGCAAGGGTCAGCCCGTCCATGTGGCGGAAGCGGAAGATCACGGCGGTTTCGCTGCTGGCCCCGAAGGACCGCATGAACTCTTCGGTGGTGGACTGGATGCGCTGCGCCCGAACCGTGGCGATGGTGGCCCAGCCCGAAACGGGGGTGCCGAAGTCGTCCACGGTGGTCGTGACGCGCTCGATGGTGATGATGCGATCAAGTTTCCCGGCCCTCATGATGCAAGTTCCACAAGCTGGGCTTCCACGCTGATGATGCCATGCGAATGCAGGCCATCGGGGTCGCGGATGAAGCGGCTGGACGTGATATGCAGGTCCGCGACGTGGTGCCCGTCTATCGTGTAGAAGGGCGTCCGAAACGCGCCCCACAATGCGCCTGCCACGCCCTTCACGAAGGCCAGTCCGGGTTCGGTCTGCCACAGGTGAAGGTCGGCAAAGACGGTGTAACGGGTGCGGGCAAGGCCGTCGCCCGGCACGGTCTGGGCCTCCCCGATGATGATGGACGGGAAGACTTCCGGGCGGCTGTTCTTGTCCAGCACGTTGGCGGCAGGCACCAAGGCCGTCACGGCTGGGGTGCCGATCAGCCGGGCGCGGATGGCTTTCTGGAGGGCAAGGCTCGGTTCCATCAGCGCGCCTCCTTCACGGCCTTGCGGATGGCCCGCTTCACGCGGTTGCCGATACGCTTCTTTGTCAGGCGGTAGGCGGGCCAGAAATAGGGCTGCGCCGGGGCGTCCGCCGTGCCGTATTCGACAAGATGCGGATAGCGCACGTCGCTGTTGCCCGCCGTCACCAATACCTGATTGTCCCGCGCAACGGTGGAACCGCCCGGCTGGCTATAGGGCGGGGTGGCCTGTCCGGGCGGCGTGACGGCGATGCTGTCCTTCAGGTCGCCCGTGTCTTCCGGCGCAAGGTGACGCATCCGCTGGGCCAGTTCCTCCCCCGACTGGATCAGGGACGGATGGACAGCGGAACGCACGGCCTTGGGGATGGCCGCAAGGCGTTTGGACAGACGGGATAGCTGGGCACTCATCAGAAAGCCCAATCCCGATAAGGGGCCATCAGGTCGAACAGGCCGGGCGACACGTCCACCATGTTCAGCCCGACAAGGGTGGCTTCCCGGTTCTCATAGAGGTGGGCGACAAGCTGGCGGGTCGCTTCCTTCAGCGGTTCGGGGGTGCCGTCCGGGAACGTCTCGGCATCGTCCAGCGCCGTGCCGATGAACTGGCCAATCCACGCTTCGGCGGCCCCGATCTTCGCCGTTATCAGGGCGTCGTCGGCATCGCTGGTGATGTTCATATGGGCCTTGGCATCGGCCACGGTGATGATGGTCATGCCGTTTCCCCTGATTGCAGATGATGAACGTGCCTCCCCACGCCGGTCCCCAAGGGATTGGCGAAAGTTGGAAGGTGCCCCCCGGTCATGGGGCGGAAGGTGGAGGCGATGCGGCGGATGATGCGACGATTGCGGAACCTGATCGTCCGCATGGTGTATCGGGGATCGGGAGGCGTGGTGATGGCGTCCACGGGGTGCCAGCCATGCGCTATGCGGGAATAGATTGTCTCTTTGCTGATCCCCATGCGCTTTGCCCACGCTGCTGCGGGCAGGGTTTCGCCGTCATGGGTTATCAGCAGGGCAGTGCTGGGGGCGTCCTGAAAGCCGCTGAAGGGATCAGGGGTTTCCCCGATGTCCAGCACGCGGTTGCCCACGACGCGGCGATATACGGTGTCGCGATGCCTGCCGATCATGGTGGCGATGGTCTTGGCGTCCAGCATCCGGCCCCGGAACTCATAGAGCCGGGGTTGTCTGCCTTCGGGGTTCAGGCGATGCTTGGGGGTGATGGGCATGGCGATGGCGTCCGCGACGGACATGCCTTTCACGCACAGCCGGAAATGCAGGGTGCTGGGCTTCATGCCCGCCATGCGCGCTATCTCCCGGATGGACCGGCCAGCGCCCTGATAGAGGAACAGGCGGCGCGTCATCGCGTGCATCCAAGAACGCTTGCAACTTTGGAAGCATCCTCTTCTATTGGATCATGCAACAGAAGGGGGCTTTCATGGTCGGAATGGATAAGAAAACGGGTAAGGCGATTGGCCGCGAACAGCACATTGTGCAGTCGATTGAGGATATTCTCACCACGCCGAAGGGAACCCGTGTGATGCGACGGGATTACGGCGCTTCCTACCTTGCCGAAGATGGCAGCTTTCGCATCGGCACATCGGGCGTAGCAATCGCTAGTGAAGCGACTGAACTTCTTAAAGAATACGAACCGCGCATCAGTATTGGCGACGTGTCCACTCGTATGAATGGCGACAAGCTGGACGCTATCGCTGTCAGCTATACGGACGTTGAAGGCGGCGGCGTTAAAGAAACGCAGGTGGTGTTCGCTTAGCATCGGCGGGCCTCCTGCGATTGCTTCCGGCTGGAATGACAAGGGGTGCATAGGGCCTGCCAGTTGGACCGCTGCCAGAACAGCTTGCGGTCGCCACGGTGCGGGGTCTTGTGGTCCACGACACGGCTGGGGTTGCCGCACATGACGCAACGGGGATGCGCCTTCAGGAAGTCGGCACGGGCCTGATCCCACTTGCTATCATAGCCGCGCTGGCGGGCGCTGGGGCGCTGCTGGTCGTGCCGGGCCTTTCGCTCCCGGTCGCGGGCAATCATGTGCTGGCAACGCTGGCCGGACGGCACGACGCAACCGCACATGCGGATGGATGGGGCGCGCACGGGCATCAGCGATGCTCCCCGCGAACGCTATGCCCATCTGCCCGCCTGATCGCGTCCAGTTCATAGCCCAGATAGGCCAGCAGGGTTTCCAGCGTGGTGATGGGCATATGACTGCTGCCAAGGTTCAGCCAGCGGCGCAGCGTGGCGCGGTGAACGCCCGTTGCCCGCGAAAGCTCGCGATAGGACACGCCCTTTTCGGCGATCAGTTCGCGGACCATGCCCGCCCAATACTCGCGGCCCTGCGCCATCATGCTGCCTCCCGGTTGATGATGGTGGTGCCGAAGGAGCCGAACGCCGCCCGGAACTTATCGTCCAGATTGCGGGTGTCGGGCTGGCGTGGTTCATCATCGGCGCTGCCGAAGATCGCCTTCAGCATGTCCATGCGGCCCCGATAGGCTTCCATGATCTCGGCGGGGATGGCGTCCAGCGTGGCGTCGGGCGTCCAGCCCAGCCAGCCGGTGCCGATGCGGTAAAGATGCTGGAGGTGTTCCGCGAAGGATATGCCGGGGCCTTCGGATGCGGCCTTGGGCGCGTTTGGGTCGATCCCCGCGCATTGCAGCACATAATCAATCAGGACCGGGCGCAGGCTGTCCAGCCCGGCGTCCATGATCCTGCTGGCAAGCATGGGATGGGAATGATGCGGTGCGATGATCGCGCTGGCGGCGGACAGGCTATCGTCCGCGATCTCGTCCAGCAGCCCCTTGAAGGAACCGGGGCGGCGCTCAAGCTGCATGGCGCAGGCCAGTGACGGGCGAAGCGTCACAGCCTCGCCCGCCAAGATGACGATGATCGGCACGGCCAGCCGCATCATCCCGCCCTTATGCCGCGACGTTCAGCGTATAGGCGGCGGACGCGGTGCCCGCCCCGTCGAAGGTCGCCGTCACGGTGAGGGTGTAATCCCCCGCCGCCGTAGGGGTGCCGCTGATTTCGCCCGTGGCGCTGTTCAGTGCCAGCCCAGCCGGAAGCGCGCCCGCCGTGACGGCATAGGCCGGGGTGCCAGCGCCGCCCGTCGCCGTGACGGTCGCGGTGTAGGCGGTGCCCTGCTCGCCAGCGATGAGCGCGCCAGCAGCCGGGGACATGGTGATGGCCGGGGCGGCGGGCAGTTCCAGAATGGCCCCGTCGATGGACAGCGCGAAGGTGGTCTTCACGATGTTGTCAGCGTTACCGTAGTTCGACTTGGCGGACATGACCGGGGCGCGGAAATAATAGATGGTGTTGGTGCCGGTCGGTGTCGGCTTGTCGTTCAGTTCCACCTTGAAGGGATATTTGAACCAATCGCCAGCAGCGGCGCGGGCACGGTTCTGGCCGGGGTCGCTGGGATCGCGCCCGGCGATCACTTCAAGGGTGCCGGAATTGAGCGAGCCTTTCAGCTTGCGGACATAGCCATCGGCCAGCGACAAGAAGGTCTGTTCGGACCCCTCGACGCCAAATTCGCCAATGTCCTCGACTTCCTTGATTTCCAGCCAGTCTTCCGCCTCGAACTCGGACAGTTCGCTGATGGTGTTATTCGCCACGCCGATGAACAGACGGCTTTTGGCGTTAGTGTGGACGGTCATCGCATGAACCTTTCAGATGGGGCAGCAGGCTGGGGGCGACGAAAACCGCCACCCCCGGTTCGGATCAGGCAGGCATGGTGAGGGTGCGGAAGGCTTCGGCCTTGGTGACGCCGCCGCCCACGCGACGACGCGCATGGAAGCGGACAAGTCCGTTCACCTGCTGGCTATAGGGATCGCGCAGGACGGACAGGTTCACGCGGTCGAAGATGCGGAAGCCCGAACCGAAGTCCCCGAAGACAAGGGGGATTTCCTCGGCATCGGCGTCCGGCATGTCCGGGAACTCGACAACGGGACGGCCCAAGATGGTCGCCGGGTTGCCTTCGCTGATCGGCTCCCGCCACAGATAGTCCCCGCCGCTGTTCTTCAGCTTGCGGACGGCCCCGATGGTGGTGCGGTTCATGGCCCAGACGGCACGGGCGGCATAAGCGCCGGGCAGCGCGTGATACAGGTCAATCAGTTCGTCCGCCGTGAAGGCGGCGGCGGCTGCGGTGATGCCGGTCAGGCCAGAGGTGTTCAGCAGGCCATTTGGCTTGCCGGTCCCGTCGCCGTTGACGAAGGCCGCGCCTTCCGCCCGTCCGAACTCTTCCGCGAAGTCGAACGCCAGTTCCGCGTCAAGATTGAACGCGCTGTCCTCCAGCAGGGTGTTGGACACGTCCACATAGCATTTCAGCTCATAGACGTTGATTTTCTGCTGGCCGTAAACGGGCTGGGTGCCGGTCGCGGGATCGGTCTCGCCGCCCCAGCTTGCCGTCATCGTGCCGGTGCGCTTGGGCAGAATGATTTCGCCCGAACTGGCGGGCGACACGCGGGCAGCGGCGCGGATCGGGCTGAACAGCACAAGGTTGCGGTCCAGTTCCCGGACAAACTGTTCCGGGGCCAGATAGCCGCCCGCCGTATCGGTCGAAACGGTCAAGGCGCGGACTTCATCCGCTTCCATGCGCTCAACGCCCGTGCGAACGAAGCTGTTGAACGCCCGCTGTTCAACGGCGGGTTCATCCTGCCGCTGCTCCTGCTGGCCGGTGCCAGGACGATTGAGCCGGGTTTCCAGCGCGGCGATGCGGTCCCCGATGGTGCGGACTTCATTGCCCAGCCGCTCATCAAGCTGGGTGCGGTGCTGTTCGGCGGCGGAGCGCAGTTCCTCCACGCCCGCGACGACAGCGGCCAGCGGGTCGTCCTGCTGCTGTTCGCGGGTTTCAATGGGCTGGGCACTGCGGATTTCGATGGGCTGATGAAGGGTCACGGTCATTTTCCTTTCAGGGCGGCAATGGCGTTGGTGATGGAGCGATTGAGGATGGACAGGTCCGGGACGGTGCGAACGCTGGTCACATGCGAGCCGGGGACGCTGGGGACCGCGACGAATGAGACTTCCACAAGCCGGGCTTGCGTGATGTGGCGGATGCCCCCGGCGCGGCTTTCGTCCTTCAGGCGCTTGAAGCCGATGGACAGGCCAGACACGTCCCCGGCGATCAGCATGGCCCGGACTTCACGGGCGCGCTGGACTTCCAGATTGAGCTTGCCCCGAACCTTCAGGCCATCGGCCTCGACGGACACGCTGCGGACGCTGCCCACGACTTCATCGGCGCGATGGCTCCACAGCAGGGGCAGGCTCTTTCCGTCCCATGCGAAGGCGCGGGGATCGAAGCTGGTGCGATAGCTGTCCACGGTGTTGAACCGGACGGCGATGCCCTCAATCGTGCCGTCATCGGCTGGGGGCGCGAACCGAACTTCGCAATCGAGCGTGTCGGGTACAATCAGTGTCACGGGTGCAGTCACTTGCGCCCCCATTGGTGATGCCAGCCGAAATGATCGGGGGTGCGAACGCGGCAACAGGCCAGCCCGATGATAGGGGCAAGCTGGCGCAAGACGCGCCCGATGTTGTTGGTGTCGCCGCGTGTGATTTCCTTGCCCGGATAGACACGGGCGGCGACTTCCTTGACGGTGAGCCGGACGCCCGGCTCATCCTCGAATATGGCCATGACGGCCCGCTGGGCGGACCCCAATCCGCTACCCATTGGCCTGCTCCTGCGATTGTCCGAACCAAGCGGTTTCAAGGATTGCCACGGCCAGCGGGTAGGTTTCGGCCAGCGGGCGGTTGACGGCATAGGCAGCGATCAGCGCGGCGGCGGGTTCGGGGTTTTCGCCTCCGCCGATCAGGCCCAGCCGGATGGTTTCGATGATTTCGCGGTGGTGGAAGTCGCCGCTGAACAGGCGACGGCACAAGCCGCCGATGCCCGCGCCCGTGATGCGTTCAAGCTCCACGATCAGCTCGGGCGGCAGCGCAAAGGCGCGTTCCCGGTCCCCGAAAAACTGGCGATGGCTGGGGGCGTCAGACATTGGCCGCGCCTCCCGTATCCTTGCCGGTGGTGGTGAACGGGTTTTGCAGCACGTCGCCGCCCGACAGCGGGGGCAGGTTAAGGCCCCGGCGAACCTCGTTCGCGGTCAGGACGCCCGCCGCACGATACTGCGAATATGCGGTCGCACGGGTGGCGAAGTCGGCGCGCAGCAGCGCGTCCGTCAGATGCTCCACGAAGATGCTGTCCCGGTCTTCGGCGGGGATCAGCTTCAGGGTGACTTCCGCTTCCCAACGGGCCAGCCAAGGGGAGAGCGAGTAGGTTAGGAACTGCTGTCCGCCCGTTTCGGCATTGGCCCAAGTCTGGCGCGTGTAGTCCATCAGCAAGACGGGCGGGACGCGAAGGACGCGGGCCACTTCGGTCAAGGATAGCTGCCATAGCTCGGTGAACTGATTGTCCACGCTGCTGAAGGCCAGCGGGGTGAAGGTGCCGCCTTCCTCCAGCACGGCGGTTCCGCCAGCGCTGCTGCCCGATGTGGCGGTGCGCCAGCTATCGCGGATGCGTTTGGCGACTTCCGCGCCCAATTTCTGGGGGAAAGACAGGATGCCGGACGGACGCCCGCCGTTGGCGAACAGGCGACAGGCATGGCCTTGCAGGACGATCAGCAGGCCGATGGCATCACGGGCCTGCATCAACGGTGACACGCCGGATACGCCATCGGTGCAGGTCGTGGCCGGGGCGCGCAGGTGGATGATGTCCATGAACCCGACAAGCCGTTGGCCCGCCTCGGTCGTGACACGATAGCGCGGCTCTCCGGTGAGGCGGTCGATTTCGATGGCGACGGCGGTGGGGTGGATGCGGTGAAGCTCGCGGGGTTCGCCCATGCCGTCCCGCACGATCAGCGCGAAGCCGTCCCCGTAGGCGATGGCGTCGGCGGTCAGCAGTTCGCGAAGCTGCGGCCCCCGCGTCCACGGGTTCGCATCAAGGTTCAGCAGGCGATAGGCGGGGTGGTCGTTGTCGCGGTCGCGGGAGGCGTCTTCGCCGCGACGATAGGCGGGCAGCGGGAGGATGCCGGTTGCCTCGGCCAGCGCCTTGACGCCCGCCGCAACAGCAGGGACGCGCATGGCGGTGACGGGATTGACGGCCACGCCTGCCAGCGACGGCACAGCCCCGAAGACAGCGAAGTCAAATGCGGTCGGCTCGGCAAGCGAACGGACTTCATCCGCGACAGGCGCGGACGCTTCAGGCTGCTGGCGTGAAAAGAGACGGAACAAGGCGCGGGCTTTCGGATGGTGGACATGGATTTCATGTCATCCGAAAGCTGGGTCAGCTTTCCCCGAAGCACTACGGGTCTGATGCGCTGTTCGGTCTTATGCCATTCGGGCGGGGCGCGGTCAATAATTCTCGGCGCGGCGGGAGGGGGGCTTTTGGGGGGTGGGGGGCCTGCGGCCCTCGGGAGAGGGAGACATGCGAAGCATGGCTACCGATCCCCATCGGGATACTGGCGTTATCCAGTGTCCCCACTTCCTTCCTGTCCCGGACAAGGTTCGGGAACTGTTGCAGCCCGCCAGCGGAGCGAAGCGGGTTGCACCTATTCCTATCGTAAGATGGGAATAGGAAGTCTCTCCTGTTATTTCCCTCTCCCGTTGATTACGAAGTAATTAAACGTCCAGAACCCGGACATTTACTAAACCGCTAAATTCGGCGTTTTAGGGGTAGAGCGGAAGGCCCTCGTTAACCGCCACTTTCAGTTCATATCCGGCTTCATCCAGTGCTGCGCGAAACGCGGTTTCGTCGAAGTGGACCCACGTCTGTTTGCCCGCGCCGCGCCCATGCGGTGCGAATTGCACGATATGGCTCGCATATTTTTTCAGGCGCGGGACAGCATAGTTTTTCAACTCGCTTGGCTCCAGCCCGGTTGAACTGCACCAGTCAGCTTGCGTCAGGGCAAGATACTCCCGGCTGCCGCCCGGCAATGTCATTTTGTTCGGGGTCGTCTCCCACAGATATGCGATGCGGTAGAGCAAGGTTCCCGCCCGCCAGTCCCCAGCAGCGATAGCACGGCACCTAGCCCATAAGCTCGGCGCGGATAGCCTTGCCTGTTGCTTCGCCTTGACATTGATGGCGCGCTTGATGTTCGCGGCGGTCTTCTGCTCGCGGACCGACGCTTTCGCCGTCTTGGCGTTGCTCTGGCCCTTGGTGAGGGCCTTCTTTGCTGCCGCCTTGGCCTTCGCGCTGGTGCTGAGGGATACGACATTGGACACGGCTCTGGTTCCTTCCGGTATTGCGTGAAGGGATCGCCGGGGGTAGTGTCGCTGTTGATAGTCAGCGTCGGTTTTCCGGCGTTCCCGAAGGCCCTCGCCCTGCAAGGCGGGGGCTTTCTCTTTAAGGTTGGGCAACTGACTGCGCCCGTGCAACGAATTGCTGAAAGGGTGGGACGGTCTTTAACCCACCCCGTTTGTTAGTCGGCTGGCGGCGCGGGCAGCTTCACGCCCACGGCCTTCACCGCCGCCATGCCCTCGACAAGCTGGAACAGCGAATAGCCGTTGCCGTAGTCGTCGGCCACGTCCTCGCCGCTATGGCCCATAATCTGGCGGGCCACGCCTTCGGGCAGGCCGCAATGCCGGGCCGCGTCCTTGAAGGTGTGGCGGAAGCTATGGAAAACCTTGCGCTTGTCGGTGATGCCGATGGTGCCGCGCAGGTAGCTGCTCCACCATTCGCCCCATTTGCTGCCCAACTTCCCATAGGCTCCCGGCTTCAACAGGTGGAATAGGCGGGCATGGCCAGCGTCCTGCTGGGCCTTCACGAATGCGATGAAGCCCAGCGTCTCCAGCACGGGATGCACGGGGACAAGGCGCTCGCTGCCTGCGGTCTTGACCGTGGTGCCGTCTTCGCCGTCATCTTCCACAATCGTGATGAACCAGCCTTGCCGGGTCTGGCCGTCGCCATCGGTATAGGTCTGCCGGGCCACGTCATGGGGACGAAGCTGGGCCATTTCCTCCAGCCGCGCCCCGCTGAACAGGGCAAGCAAGGGGAGCCAATAGGAGGCTTCCCCACGTCCGCTAAGGGGCCGCTGGCCATCCCCATGAACGGGACCGGCAAAGATCGCGTTCAGATCGTTCGCGTCGAAGGGCTGGCGCTTGTCCTTGCTCTTCTTCGGCACCTTGACGGTGATGCCCTTGGCAGGGTTGGCAGGCAGGTGCCCGTTCTCTGCGGCCCAGCCTAGCACGGTGTTGAGACGGCTTAAGCGGGTCTTGATGTTGGCGAGGCTCTGGCCGTCCGCGATCATCGCGGCCTTGTAGGCCAGCACGTCTTGCCGCGTTATTTCGCCCACGGCCTTCGGCCCGGTAAGGATCAGGAACTTGCGCGCTTCGCTCCGGCAACTGTCCACAGCTTTTTGCGAAGGTTTCCGCTCGGCTGCCCAGCCATCCACAATGTCAGCATCGAGCGCGGCCACGCTGGCGGTGGCTGGGGCCTGCGCGGCGGGATCAAACGCGGCATCGTGGAAGGCGGTGCCGTTTTCATTTGTCAGCCGCCCGATGTGACGGCGGGTGACTTCCACCAAGCCCCGCCGCACGATTTCCGCGAACTGCGCGACAAGCACGGCGTCGGTCAGGTCCGCCCCGTGGGCGTGGGCAATGCGGTCGGTCGCCCGCGACACGACTTCATCCTGCCGGGGGTCGCCGGGATCGGTCAGGATGCCAAGCTGGATTTCGGCATCCTGCACCATGTCAGCCAGCTTCTGCTTATCGGCGGGAGGGACCAGCGCCAGCCGTTCGGACGCCTTGCGGTCCATCTCTTCCACGGTTTCCCGCACATAGCTGGTGAGGGCGTCCAGCGAGACGGACATGCGCCCGATGCCGGGCTTGATGCCCTTTTCCGCTTCCCGAAACATTGCTTCGGTGCGGGCATCTTCCATTGTGCGGCGGCGGCGCGCTTCCTTGGGGCTGTCAGTGCCCAGCGCACGGCGAACAAACTTCTTGCCGACTATGCCGACAAGGTGGAGCGGCACGCGCCGGTGATAGTGGTAAGTGTCGCCGCGCTTCAGCAGCCGTTGCATATCAGCCAT